GCTGTTGTTGTAGATGATTATGAAGTACACGTTAATGGTGTAATTCAAAAACAAATCGACGCTCTTGTATCACCGGTAGCAGAACCAGATCTTCCATGGGCAGGAGAATAAAATGGCAATTACATATAACATAGCAGAAGCATATACTGGAACCAGAGTTGACAGTCATCCTGATCCGGATAACGAAGGTGAAACAATTGAAACTACAATTGATGTTACAGATGTTGAAGTAACATTTACTGACGATCAATATACACCCGATAAAGTTCACACTCGTATGGTTAACGTTTGTTTTGATTCAGAAGGCAATTATGACGATGCAGCGACTTTAGTTAGAGTCGGCGAAGTTATGGCTGGAGTAGAACACAAAATGGCGCTAGGCGTTATTAGTTAATAGAGGACCAAAAAATGGCAAAACCTAACTCAAGAACAACATTAATTGATTATTGTTTAAGATCATTAGGTGCACCTGTAATTGAAATCAATGTAGATGAAGACCAAATCGAAGATAGAATCGATGAAGCTTTTCAATTTTACAATACATTTCATGCAGATGCCATTGAAAAGGTCTTTTTAAAGCATGAAGTAACTGGAAGCACCTTAGCTTTATCAGCATCTGTTGCTGATAATTTTACGGTAGGTGAAACCATTACTGGTGGAACATCTGGAGCTACGGCTATAGTTCATAACACTACTGCAGGTTCAAACTTAGTATATGATTCACTAGGTAATCCTAATTTGCCTTTTCAGGCTAATGAAGTAGTAACTGGAGGTACTTCTAGTACAACCGGAACCATATCTTCTATTACTTTAGGAGATATAGAAAATGGCTATCTTCCTACTCCAGACTTGGTTAAACAAGTAACAAGAGTATTTCCATTTAATGAGAATCACACTACTGACATGTTTAGTATTGATTACCAATTACATTTAAATGATATATATTCATTAGGATTTATGGGGAACTTATCAGAATACTATATGACACAATCTTGGTTATCGCTATTAGATTTAATAGTTGATACAGACGATAAACATATAGATTTTAATGTCCATAGAAACAATCTAAGAATAGATATGAATTGGAAAACTGAAGTTGTTATTGGTTCATACATTATAGTAGAATGCCAAAGAGTTTTAGATCCAGACGCATACACTGATGTATATAACGATTACTTTCTTAAACGATATGCCACAGCATTAATTAAAATGCAATGGGGTATTAACCTATCAAAGTTTGAGGGAATGGTAATGCCAGGTGGCGTTACATTTAACGGACGACAAATCTTAGAAGACGCCAAAGAAGAAATAAAAGAATTAACAGAAGAAGCTCGCTTGGTCTGGGAAGATCCAATCGACTTTATGACAGGATAAATAAATGCCAAGAAGCGTTTACTTTTCTCAGGCTGTAAAAACTGAGCAGAATTTATACGAAGACTTGATCATAGAGTCTCTTAAGATATATGGTCAGGATGTCTATTACTTGCCTAGAACAATGCTTAATAGAGATGATATATTAGGCGAAGATAGTGCATCAAAATTTGATGATGCGTATATGATTGAAGCTTATATTGAAAATGCAGAAGGGTTTGAAGGTTCAGGGGATTTATATTCTAAATTTGGATTAGAAATTAGAGACGAAGCTAATTTTATTATCTCTAAAAGGCAGTGGGAAAAACTTATCGGTTTTTATCAAACAAACAATGTTAATCCTACACCAGAATCTGGTGATCTTTTATTCTTACCAATGACAAACAAGTTCTTTGAAATTATGTTTGTCGAACATGAACAACCTTTCTATCAATTATCAAATTTACCAGTTTATAAACTACAATGTAGCCTATACGAATATAGTGATGATGATTTTGAAACAGATGTTGTTGCCATTGACACAGTTCAAGCTAGGAATTCATATCTACAAACGATGACAGTTTCCTTAACAGGTGGTAATCATTTTGAAATTGGAGAAACCATATCACAGATAATATCAACTGGTCCTACTGTAACAGTAAGTGGTGAAATACAAACTATTGTTAAAACTTCAGATATTGCTGCTGATATTAGCGTAAGTAATATCGGTGTAACTGGTTCAGAAGGTCAAGGAAAGAACTTCTTGGTATCTCCTACATTAGGTTTGGTTGGAGAAACTAGTAGTAACACATGCTATATAACTGACATTGTTACTATAGGCGATAAGGATGATGCTAATACATTTGCATCAGATGGTCAAGCAGAAAATGTACAATTTGAAATTGAAGGTGATAATTTTATAGACTTTACCGAATCTAATCCATTCGGCGATCCATCGGAGACTTATTAATGTTTGGAGATCATTTCTATCATGCTACATTGCGAAAATCAGTAGCAGTATTCGGAACTATATTTAATAATATAGGCATTGTTAGAAAGAAAAGTGATGGTACTGTTATTAATCAAGTTAAAGTTCCATTAGCGTACGGACCTAAACAAAAGTTTTTGGCTAGGTTAGATGCTGATACTATGAACGATGCTTCTTTTGCAATTAAACTTCCTAGGATGTCGTTTGAAATAACAGGCCTTGAGCAAGATCTAACATCAAAATTAAATAAAAGAGCACAGATTACCGAAGCCCATGGTAGTGATTCTACTAGAAAGAAAACAGTTAAACAACAGACCACATATTCTATTGGAATGCAGTTAAACATTATGGCTAAAAACCAAGATGATGGTTTACAAATTATAGAACAAATACTTCCGTACTTTCAGCCAGAGTACACAGTTACAATTAAACCTATTGATGGTTGGACTACTTATAAAGAAGATGTACCTGTTACGTTAACTAGTGTTGCTATAAATGACGAATACGAAGGTGATTTTGCTAGTCGTAGGGTATTAACATATACCTTAGACTTTACAATGAAAATGAGATTCTTTGGACCAACACAGAATCAGTCAGTTATTAAAGAAATTGATATAGACTTTTTTGACAAAAATAACACAGGGCAATTTTTAGAAGGAATTAACTTAGCAGTAAATCCTAAAACTGCAAGTGAATCAGATAATTATACTATAACAACAACGTATGATTATTTAAATGTTCCAAATAGTTTTGTATTATCATTAGATGATATATCAGACACATTTATTATAGGGGAAACTATTACAGGAACATCATCAGCATCTACTGCTGAAATAACCGCTATAAGTGGTTCTACAATTACAGTTGACACGACAACTGGATACTTTTTTGAGGATGAGACTATTACTGGATCTGCTGCTAACGTAACTGCTACTATTTCTAGTTATACATAAATACTATTATGAAGAAAGATAAAATGATGGATAGTTTGGCAAAAAATTTACCTCAAAAATCTGAGAGTAAATTGCCAGTAAAAGATCAAATTGATATTAAAGATATTAAAGACGATTACGAATTTTCCAGAAAAACTTATAAAGATTTAATTAATACAGGGATGCTATCTCTGGATTCACTTGCGCAATTAGCTCAAGAATCTGAACATCCTAGAGCATTTGAGGTATTATCTAAGGCTATTAAAGATATCGGTGACACTACTGATAAACTAATGGTACTACAGAAAAGTAAAAAGGATTTGGTCGATAAAAAAGGACCATCCCGTGAAGTGACAAACAATAATTTATTTGTTGGAAGTAGTTCTGATTTACAAAGATTATTATTAAAACAAGATGAAAGTAAAATTATAAATGAGCCAAATAAAGAATAACGAATTCGGTTATTTAGGTAATCCTAATGTAAAGCGAGATGGAGTCGAGTCAGAGTTTAGTATTGACGAAATTCGTGAGTATAAAAAATGCATGCAGGATCCAGCGTACTTTGCAAAAACATATGCTAAGGTTATATCACTTGATAAAGGTTTAGTATCATTTGACTTATGGCCGTATCAAGAAGATATGTTCGATCACTTTCATAAAAACCGATTCTCTATTGTTTTAGCATGTCGACAAAGTGGTAAATCTATATCATCAGTTATATTTTTACTTTGGTTTGCGTGTTTTCACCCAGAAAAAACTATTGCTATATTAGCCAACAAAGGTGCAGTTGCTAGAGAGATGTTAGCACGTATTACTTTAGCTTTAGAAAATTTACCCTTCTTTTTACAACCTGGCTGTAAGGCTTTAAATAAAGGATCAATTGAATTTAGCAATAACTCTAAAATTATTGCTGCAGCAACCTCTGGTTCTTCTATTCGTGGTCTTTCTATTAACCTATTGTTTTTAGATGAGTTTGCTTTTGTAGAAAACGACGCACAGTTTTATACATCTACATATCCAGTAGTATCATCAGGTAAAGATACTAAAATTATTATAACATCTACTGCAAATGGCGTAGGTAATGTGTATCATAAGCTATGGGAAGGTGCAGCAACCAATACAAATGAATTTAAACCTTTTAGAGTTGATTGGTGGGATGTACCAGGAAGGGACGAAGAGTGGAAAGAACAGACTATTGCCAATACTTCATCGCTTCAGTTTGATCAAGAGTTTGGTAATTCATTTCATGGACGAGGAAACACTCTTATTCCAGCTAATGAGTTATTAGCACAAAAGGCTTTAGATCCAATATCATTTACTGAAAATATATTCGTATATGAAAATCCAGTAGAAAATCATCAGTATATAATGACAGTCGATGTTGCTAAGGGCAGAGGATTAGACTATTCTACGTTTACAATTATAGATGTATCAGTGGATCCATTTAAACAAGTGTGTGTATTTAGAGATAATAACATATCTCCAATACTATTTCCAGACCTTATATATAAATGGGCTAATCATTATAACGAAGCATATACTATTATTGAAAGTAATGACCAAGGTGCAGTAGTTTGTAATGGTTTATATTATGATTTAGAATATGAGAATATGTTTGTTGAGTCGATGGTAAAGCGTAATGCACTTGGTGCTACAATGACTAAACGATTAAAACGAATTGGTTGCTCAGCAGTAAAAGATTTAATTATGGAGAAAAAACTTCATGTCATCGATGCTAATACTATTATTGAAATGAGTACATTTGTAAATAGAGGATCATCATGGGAAGCTTCGGGTAATAACCATGACGATTTAATGATGAATTTAGTATTGTTTTCTTGGTTTACTACTACTGATATATTCCATGGTATAACGGATATAGATATGAAAACACTTCTATATAAAGAACAACTTCAGGCTATACAAGATGATATGCTACCATTCGGTGTATTTAGTAGCGATGAAAATAACACTAAGGAAGTTGATAGCGAGGGCAATGTTTGGATGGAAGTAAACAAACACCAAGGGCTTTATTAGAATGTTAAAACATATAAATAACTATGATTGAATATAACCGTATTATGAGAACATATTAACTAACTCAAATTAAGAGGATAAAGCGATGGCATTTCAAGTATCACCAGGCGTCCAGGTCAAAGAAATTGACGCAACGGGCGTTGTTCCTGCCGTATCAACCAGTATTGGTGGATTCGCAGGGTCATTTAATTGGGGTCCAGTTGACGAAGTAATTACGGTAGGTTCAGAAAAGAATCTAGCTGAAATATTTGGTCAACCTACAGACGTCAATACCGCTAACTACTTTTTAACTGCTGCTGGATTTTTAAAATACGGCAGATCATTAAAGGTTGTTAGAGCAATCAGCGGTCACGATAACGCGACTTCTGGTACATCAGGAGTACTAATTAAAAATAGTACTGATTATGAAACTAACCATAGCGATGGTGCACCTGCTGCAGGTAACACTAACACTATGGGAGGCTGGGCTGCAAAATACCCTGGCACACTAGGTAACAGCCTTAAGGTTGAACTTTGTGGACCATTAGGATTTGCAACCTGGGATTATAGAGGTAGCTTCGATTCAGCACCTGGAACATCAAATTACGCGGCAGACGTGCTAGGTAAAACTAGTGCATTGGACGAAGTCCATATTGCTGTAATTGATACAACAGGCTTATGGAGCGGAACACCAAACACAGTTTTAGAAACTTTCCCATTCGTAAGTGTGGGATCAGACGCTAAAGCAGACGACGGCACAACTAACTATTACGTAGATGTTATTAATAACAGATCAAGCTACGTTTGGTGGTTAGCGCATCCAACTATTGCAAGCTCAAACATTGGAGCACCTATTGCTTCAACAGCAGCATACGCAGTAGGTACAGCAGTACAAATTACACCATTAGCAGGTGGATCTGACGATAACGCACCAACAGTTGGTGAAATATCGACAGCATACGATCTTTTAGCAGACGGAGAAACAGTAGATGTTAATTTACTATTTGCTTATCCAGATGCTAGTGGAGCA